CATTGACTTCCTCAATGCACTGGATGCCAAGGAGCGGGTGATCGTCAGCCGGACCAACGGCCTGCGGAGCTACGGCTTCACAGACGTGTTTGAGCTGGACGGTGTGGAAATCTCGGGCGAGAATTCTGTGCCTGCTAACACTGGCTACGGCCTTGCGGTTGGCAACATTGAGCTTCTCTGCATGGAAGGTAACCTGCTTACAAGCGAGGGGCCTTTTTACGACGAGATTTCCCAGCAATATCGGTATGTTGTAAGTCATCTCGGGAACCTTAAGTTTAAGAGTCCCCGAAACTTCTTTAAGCTCGCCAGCCTTGCCTAAGTAAAGGAAAGTACACAATGAGTCTTTTGGTAGATCCTCCCTTTGCCCTGGGCCAGACACTTGGCGTCTCATCCACGGATGACGGCACTGGCTGGGTGGGCGTTGTTAAGCAGTTCCCGGACGTTGACCCCACCACGGGTCAGGTCCGCAGCAATCGGGTTAAGACCTGCATTGCTGTGCGGAACACGTCAGGCGGTGCTCTGCTTCCAAAGCGAGCCGTCGTATTCGCTGCCGGCTCGTTTGAAGCTGTGGATGCCTACACCACGGCGACTGACGAGATTGCGGCAGGCGTCGTAGACGAGCACCTTCCCTCTGCGGGAGTTGCTGCAAACGACGTGTTTTGGGTGACGGTTGGCGGTCCAACGGAGGTTACCTCCGGTGCGGCCATCCCGGTCGACTCCACGGTGTCTGCGCTGAATGCCGGTGCCGGCAAGGCCACTACGGCCGCCGCCGGTGCTCTTCAGAAGGGGTACATCGGGCGAGCGATTTCTGCGGCCGCTGGTGCGGACGAAGACATTCTCGCAATCGTCAACTTGGTGCGTAGCTAATGAGTGACCGCAACAAACTGATCGTTGGCCTTGCAGACTCGCCTGTCGGTAAGAAGGTGGCCAACGTGATCGCAAACGTCACGGCGAACGACAGCGCCCTGACGGTTGGTGCCGCTGGCGGTTCGCTTGGGTTTTTCGGCACGTCGCCGGCGCCACAGGCAACCGCCGCAGAAGTAACGGACTTTGCATCACTGAAGACTGCCTTGCAGGCGTACGGCCTGGTCGGCAGCTAGGAACTGCCCTTGTCAGGGGGCTTACGGGGGAGAGCCTCCGGCTGGGCAACTGGCCGGAGGCTCTTTTCATATGGAATCAGCAATCCAAAACCTGGACTACATCCGGCAGCTTATCGATGCCGTCCGTGCGTATGAGGCCATGGACGACATGGAGCGGCTGCGGATGATCTACGGCACTGGCGCCGGGACCGACACAGTCGCAAACCAACAGGTAGACCGATGAGCTCACCTAGCAGGCAGCCGAAAGACACTGGAAAGAGTCAGCCCAACCCCGCGTACCAATACGGGAAAGCGCCGCTGGCGCAGATGGGGCGAATGCTGCCTGGAGATAGGCCCAAGGCTGGCGGAGCCCAGCCTTCTTACGGCTCGTACCAGCAGCAGGGTGGCTTCCCTAGCGTCCCGCAGCAGGGGCAGCGTTCCTCGCCTGACATGTCAGCGTATCGGCAGCAGTCTGGAATCCAGACCGGCTTTAGGTATCCGTCGTCCCCGCCTCCAAACATGCCGACCGTTCGACCTTCACCGCCTGCCGCGCCGGTTGCGGAACAAAGCCCTTCCAATGTCCAGCGGCAGATTGACGAGCTGAAGATGCGAGGAACGTGGGACGACCCTCGCAATGCAGCTGCCAGGGCTCGCTTGGAGACGCAGCTCCGCAATGTCAACGCAGCGCCCCCTGGTCACTTCATCACTCCAGACGGGCGTGTTGAGCCAAACTACATTTACCGAACGCAACAAAGCCCTGCGGCCCCAATGGTCAACCAGGCACCCACTGGCAGCCCGCCACGCAGCTACCAACCAACCCCGAGTCAGTTCCCTCCAGCAACGCCGCCGGCCACCCAATACATGCCGCAGCAGGCGTTCTATATGCCGCAGATGGACTTTGGCACTCGGGACGCATTTATCCAAAGCATCAACAACGCAACGATGCAGCAGCAGATGGCTGGATTTAATACCCCGACCGCCGCACCTCCCCAGTTTAACTTCCCGCAACTTTACGGGCAGGCGCAGAGGATGGTTGCCAACGGGTGGTCGAATCCGCTTGCGGCTTTGCTAGGCTGACTTGTACACTAGTTCACTTAGCCCCCTGACAGGTGAACTAAATGCAAAAGCCAAAGTTTAACGTCGGATTCTGCACCTTCTCCTACGGCGGCAACGGAGGGATATCCTCTGAAGTGCCAGACATCCGCGAGTGGATGGTGCCGCTTATTGCAGACATCTCCAAGGACGAGCGGATCGACAACATCCGGGTGTGGAATTTAGCCGACACGCCCATCACTATGACGCGAAACCGGGCCGTGTTGATGGCCAGAGATTTTGGCGTTGACGTGCTTGTGATGATCGACAGCGATATGAAGCCGGATGTCGACGCCGGCCAGCCAGATGCCAAGCCTTTCTTCCAGTCGTCGTTCGACTACATCGTCGAACACTACGCCAAGGGGCCAGTCTGCATCGGCGCCCCTTACTGTGGGCCTCCTCCGAACGAATGCGTTTACGTGTTTCGGTGGCAGAACCACCAGTCTGACCACCCAAATCCGGACTTCCAGCTGGAGATGTACGACCGCAATACGTCCGTAAAAATGACTGGCATTCAGGAATGTGCGGCGCTCCCTACTGGGCTCATTATGTACGACATGCGGTGCTTCGATCTCACGGAGCCTCGCAATAAGGAAGACCACCCCTGGTTCTACTACGAGTGGAAGAGCAAGTACGCAGAAGACAAGGCGTCTACCGAAGACGTGACGATGACGCGGGACCTCTCCCTTACTGGTGTTACGGAGCTTGGCTACAACCCAGTCCTCTGTAACTGGGATGCTTGGGCCGGGCACTGGAAGCCCAAGTGCGTCGGAAAGCCTGTAACGATGGACGCCAGCTCTGTCGGAGAAAAACTCCAGTCAGTCTGGGGTAGCGGCCATTCGGCGGCCGACAAAATCGTTAACCTAAAGATGTCTCCGGAGCTTCAGCAGCATGCAGAAGCGGCGTTGCATTCAGTGTAAGACGCAGTACCCGGAAACCCCGGACTACTTTCATAAAGCCAAGGATGGCGGATATCACGCTCGTTGTAAGAAGTGCCGCAGCGAGTACGAGAAATCGCAACGGAAAACCAAGCGTCAGCGAAAGCTAGACGAGATTGAGAAAGGGGCGGTCGACACGTACATAGCAGCCGCAAGGATTGGCGGCGCGAACGTACCGCATTCTTCGGAGCTCCTGGAGTGCTTAATGGAGTACTTCGGTGGCGTCAGAGGCTTCGCTAACGCATATATGAAGCAGTTCTACGAAGCAGCCCCAGGCGGTGCGTTTCGCACAAAGATGCTTGACGTAATTGTCAGGCTCGTCCAGGGCAACACTGCGATGGGCGGGGCAAAGAAGCCTCTAGACCTCTGGACTGACGACGAACTGGATGACGAACTGCAGAAGCGAGTCCTTGCTGCGGCCATGGTGATCAATGCTAAAGACGTGCAGCACTTGCCGTTGGTGGAGGCCGATTTCGGAGGAGATGGGGGAGTGCCACCGCTACCCGCCGTCAATCCAGTTGAGGCACGGCCCGACGCAGTTTCCGACGACCCTGCAGAAAACTAAATGCGGGGAATGGGATGCCAAAGAAACACCCGCCAATACCACCTCCAGGCAAGCCAAGCGACCAGGTTGACCTGGGCTTAAGCAGCTACGCATTCAACGAGCTGCGTCAGGTTCAGGCCGAGATTGCCGGCCGGCGGATCGAGGCACTGAAGCTGTACGAACCTATGCCGCACCAGGACGAGTTCCACAGGTGCATGGCATCAGAACGCATTGTGCTTGGCGGTAACCGAGGCGGAAAAACCCTGGCTGTGGCCGTGGAAGCTGCGAGAGCTGCGACCGGGTGCGATCCATACGGCAAGTACCCAACGGAAGGTGGTAACCTTGCAATCGTCGGGCGTAACTGGCCACACATCGGGCTTGTCGTCTACCCGATCCTCCTGAAAGCCGGTGCATTTAAAATTATTAAGGACGAGAAGACTGGCCAGTGGAGGTCAATTCGCCCAGGCGATGACAAGTCGAAAAGTAAGCCGGCGCCACCTTTAATACCCCCTCGGCTTGTAAAGGATGTCAGCTGGGTACTGAAGAATGCTGGATACCTTAACAAGGTAGAGTTAACAAACGGCTGGACGATCTGGTGCTTCTGTCTGAGGGAGAGCCGCCTCAAGGTTATTCGGCCGATCTTATTTGGATAGACGAGGATGTTAATAACGAAAATTTCGTAGGTGAGTCGCAGGCTCGTCTCGCAGACCGCAAAGGCCGCTTTGTTTGGTCGGCCATGCCGCACTCGAAAAATGACGCCCTTATCGGGTTGTGCGAGCGTGCCGACAGGGCCATTGAAGAAGGTGTTGAAAACCCGATCATCAAAAAGTTTACGTTCAGGTTTCTGGACAACAACTTTATCGATACTGAGGAGAAGCAGAAGAACATTGAGCGGTGGAGTGCCCTCGGAGCAGACGAGCTTCGCATGCGTGCCGAGGGCGAATTCACCACAGAGTCAACGCTAATGTACCCCAGCTTCACGCCGGCCGTCCACATGGTTAAGCGAGAAGAGATGCCGGAAGTCCCCGAGGACTGGACGCGGTATGTAGCTATTGACCCAGGTCACGCGGTGATGGCCAGCATCTTTGCGGCCGTGCCTCCGGATGAGTCTCACCTGCTGATCTACGACGAGCTGTACATCAGAAACTGTAACGCACTCATCTGGGGCGAAGAGTTTGAAAAGAAAATTAATAACCAGAAATTCCGTGCTTTCATTTTAGACATGCACGGCGGCACCTTGCGTGACCTTGGCTCGGGTCGCCTGCCGTGCGATCTGTATACAGAAGAGCTTCGGAAAAGGAAGATCCGTTCGGCAGCGACCGGGCATTCATTCATACCTGGCTCTGATGACATCCCGGCCCGCACGTCGCTTGTGCGACAAATGCTTCATATCCGTGGCGATGGATCTGTGAAGCTAAAGTTTCTGGAAGGCGCATGCCCAAACCTAATCCGGGAAATAAAACGATACCGGAAGAAAACGACAACGGTGAACGGCCAAACGTACGTGACCGACGCGCCGTACACACGGGGCGATGTGCATGCCTGCCAGTGCCTGGAGTACATGTGTGCGTACGAGCCGAAATACCATCGCCCACCGAAATCCGCAGGCCCTGACCCTTGGTGGGTCAAATGGCTAGAGGAGCGCAAACGACGCCAGCGCGAAACAGAAGACAAAGGCGTCAACCTTGGCCCAGTGAGGGAACGATGACCGAGTTCGATATGCCAGAAGTCCAGCTTGGCGACTGGGTTCACTACTACGCACACGCCGATGCAGAGCCTGCAATTGGCCTGGTTAGCCAGGTCGGCAAGCGTGCGATCATCCTTTGGGTCGTCTCGCCCGGCTATGGGGGCTCCGAACGTCCGAGCGTACACCACAAGGACGATCCGGGTCTGGAAGAGTTCCCGGAGTGGAAGCGGTACGGGACCTGGGAACACAAGCCGGCAGACCCAAAGATGGCCATTCTGTCAGAAAAGGTGGCGATGCTTGAGAAGAAGATCGCGGCTCTTCATCCGGCGAAAAAGGGCAGTAGTTAGTAGGAGAAAGCCATGGCCGACGAAAATCCGCTGCGACCGATCTGCAAGCAGTGGCTCGAAAAAATTAAGCTTGCCGAGAAGCATAAGAAACCTTTTTCGGAAGACGCCGACGAGGCCATGGCGTTTTTCTGCTCAGACCCTGACGCAATGTGGGGTGGGAAGTACTTTAAAAACTACTCCCGTGGAATTGACCCGCCAGAGTTCAGAATGCAGGTCAACCGTGTTTGGGAGGCCGTCCGGCTCTTCACAGCGGTGATTCACCACCGAAACCCAACCAGGACTGTGACGCCGAAGGATTACCCGATCATCGGCCCACAGCTCCTGGGGATTTTCCCGCAGCCCCCAGTCCCTCAGATGGGGCCGGACGGCCAGCCTGTGGTCGGCCCGGACGGCCAGCCTGTGATGATGCCAGACCCTGGCATGCAGCAATACCAACAGATGCTCCAGCAGCAGCAGCAAATGCTGGAGAGACGCAAGCTTGTCAGCAGGCTGCTAGAGGACTACCTGAACTACACCCCGAACGAGCTGAACCTCAAACAGCACTCTCGGAAGGTTGTGGAAGAGGCCTTTATTAAGGGGTGCTCCGTTTGGTGGCACGAGCTGTATCAGCCCCCAGGCACTGAGACAAAGTTTGCTGGCAGCTTTTTCGACTCAGTAGACAACCTCGTCTGGGACCCGGACGCAGACGAGTTCGAAGACATCCTATGGTGTGCTCGCAAGCGAGTGCATCCAGTCGATTACGTTGCCAACAAGTTCGGGCTCAACCGCGATGACCTGAGAGGCCACGGGGAAAGCTACAACTCGCAGGCCCGATCCAGCGAGCGGGGCTACAACCACAAAAAGAAAAACGGAAAAACAAACGACCTCGTCACCTATTGGGAGATTTACTCAAAGACGGGCTTTGGCGACCGCCTTAAAGACGGTGACAAGGAACTGCGTGGCAAGTTTGACGCCCTTGGGCCGAACTGCTTTATCGTTGTAGCCGAGGGGGTCGACTTTCCGCTCAATGCCCCGCCAGCCATGCTACAGGAGGAAGTGGACGAGACGGGCATCCCACAGTCTCTGTTTATGGCGGCCCAGTGGCCCATCCCCTTCTGGGCGGAGCCTAACGGCTGGCCATTTACGCTTCTCGCCTGGCACGGAAAGCCTGGCTACAGCTGGCCACTCTCGCTTATCCGTCCTGGTATCGGTGAGCTGCGGTTCATCAACTGGGCGATGTCGTTCCTTGCCACTCGGATCGCCACGTCATCACAGACCCTGGTCGGGGTGGCGAAGGCAGCCGACCCTGACATTAAGTCGAAGATCCTAGAGAAGGCCGAGGGTGGCTTTAAGATTGTCGAAATCAGCGAGGCAATAGGCCGCAGCGTCAACGACGTTATCAGCGTGTTCCAGATGCCTGGTGTCACCCAGGACATGTACCAGATCATCGCTGAAGTTACGGCCCTATTTGACCGCCGTGTGGGCTTAACAGAGCTACTGTACGGGCTTTCACGTAACCAATTTAGAAGTGCTGCAGAAGCACAGGTGAAGGCGGAGCAAATTTCTGTCCGTCCAGATGACTATGCAAACCAGCTGGAAGACGCCTTGTCGGAGGTCGCCCGCAAGGAAGCGTTGATGGCGAGGTGGCTTATCTCTCCCGAAGACGTTGCCCCGCTGCTCGGCCCGATGGCGGCCCAGGCGTGGCAGATGCACGTCCTCAACGAGGCTCCCGACACCATTGTCCGTGAGTACAGCTACCGCGTTGAGGCGGGCTCGGCACGCAAGCCGAACATCGCCAGCAAGGTTGAGAACCTCAACAACGCCATGCAGATCATTATGCCAGTCGCACAGGGGCTTCTGCAGGCCGGCAAGCCGGAACTCTTCAACGCCATGTTGGAAGACTGGGGGAAGACGATGAACTTCGACATCTCCCGTTACCTAGTCCCTCCCCCGCCTCCCCCGCCTCCAGAACAGCCGCCTGGCGAACCTCCCCCGGAGCAACCTGAGTGATACCGCAGCACATCAAAAACTTAGGCATCAGCGCAGTCGAAACATACAAGCTCGCTCTCCCGCACGGCGAGAAGTGGGCGGAGATGTGCGCGTTCCAGGTCGCACCAGGCTCCCTGGGCTCTGACAGAGCTTTTATGGAGGGCCGATACAACAACCAGCAGCTGGACAACATGCCCAAGCGGCAAGCGGACTACATCACCAAAGAAGCCAAGCAGGCTGGCGTGGACATATCCGGCAAGTACTACGTCGGCGGCCTTGCTGACAAGCGAGGCTGGAAAGATCCAGAGGCGTGGGTTTCCGGCGTAGATGACATTAAACGTGTCGCACAGAAGCGTCGTCTCGCCGTCCAGGGCATTTACAATTATGACCCCGGCCCCGCAGACCCGAAGAGGTCTGTGCTTAACGAAAAGATTGTCCAGAAGGAGGTTCGCCGTTTGCGAACTGCAAACAAAAAGGCCAGTGACAGCGAACTGCGAGACAAGGTCATTGAGAAACACGCACTCAAAGGGAAGGGACGATGAACGCTATTGAACGCCGCTCAGGCGGAAACTCGGTTATCACAGCAAACAGCTCTGCCGCAACAACTGCCGGCAGCTTCCCGTACGACCGCTGGGCTTCCGGCATCATCACCATTGCTGCGACCAACGGTGTGACGCAGATCAACTGGCATGCCGCCCCAGCGTCCGGCGTGGCGCCTGTCCAGGTCTACGACTCAGGCAATGCCGTGACTACTGCGGTTACTGTTGGTGCCCACCCAGTGCCGGACGCCTGCTTTGCTGCGGCGTACGTCTGTCCGGTCATCTCCGGTGCATCGACAATGTCTATGACCGTAACGGTGAAGGGATGAAGCGTGATCCAATCGCCGTATTCGTCGCACTCCTTGCGGTGTTTGGCTTTTTTATCGCCGCATCAATGGTCGCCCTTATAAGGATGAGTCAATGAGTTTTCCGAATCCGCTACGAACTGTCGACAAAATCAATCGGTCGAAGACTGCCGCTGATTGGACGGCTGGCAACTACCAGCTGGCCAAGGGCGAGGTCGGCTACGAAACCGACACAGGCCGGAAGAAGATTGGCGTCGGATCTGCTTGGAATGACACAGACTACGCCCTAATCGGCACAGGCATCGACAACATCATTGCCTTGACGCAGGCGGCGTACGACGCTTTGACGCCTGACGCCAACACGCTCTACGTCATTACAGACTAAGGAGGGGCCGATGACAGACGAAGATCGCATCCGCATGCTGCTGATGTCCGTTCAGGAAACGCCGATGGGTATGGCTGCAATGCCGCTCACGGAGGAAGACAGGAGTCGCTTTACTCCTCCGGTTTTCGGCGGCCCGGCTGGTCCGTTTGGCGCTCCGCCCACAGAACGCAATGCCTACGGCCGACCAGCACATCGCCGTGGCGCTCCGCCAGCTCCACGCAGCAACCCTGTCGGCATAGACGGCGAGCCGATGGCCAAGGGCCGCAAGTACACCGGCGTCCCACTTAACTGACCCCAGAGAGAGGCTTTACGGACGTGGCACTAAAACTCGGCAGCACCGGCTCCGCTCTCCGCGTTGGCAGCACAACTGCGAAGTATGCCCGCGTCGGCACCACACTGAAGTCCGTCGCTCCACCGCTGGACATTGCTGGCTCCGCTGCCGCTGCTTACTCGCTGCGGAAACTCTCCTACGCCTACACCGGCCCGGTGGTTGAGGTTCGCCGCAGCAGTGACGACACCACTGCTGACTTCACCGCTGATGAGGTGGAGGACGGCACGCTCGCCGCATGGGTAGGTGCTGGCAACGATGGGTTCGTTGCGACTTGGTATGACCAGAGCGGCAACAGCCGAGACGCAACGCAGGCGACGGCAGGCTATCAGCCGAAGATCGCAGACAACGGCAGCGTCGTCACTGAGGGTGGCAAGCCGGCGATTGAGTTTGATGGCAGCGACGACTATCTTGCGTTTGCCTCACTATCGTCGGTGGCCCCGTGGACGGTCGCAGAAGTAAAGAGACGCCCAACAGCAGGCACAAATGGGCCTATGATCGGGACGGCGACTTCGCCAACTGTTTACCCATACTGGCAGTATACAGACGATCTT